TGTTTAATTTGTTTAGTTATGGTGCAGCAAGTGTCCAATATTGCTTGTGTATCGTATTGAATGAGTCAAGTGAGACAGCGTGAGTCACGTCAATTGGATATTGGGACGATGCATTAAGGTCCCGCGGCTCCAGTGAATTCAATTGTTTTGAGTACACCGAGTACAGTGAGACACATTAAAACAGTTTATATTACTATTTTATTGGAATATACACACCGCGTTATAGAAAAAGTAATTAAAAAATATATAGAGCTGGTAGGGGCCTAAATCGCATTATCTGACTCATTTTAATTTATTGGCTAACGGGACCGAATACTTAACGCACCTCGACTACCTGACTCACGCTGACTCACTGTCTCGGCAAATCGTACATTTGCTATCATTTTCCTCTTGACTTAGCCAATGGACATTAGATCGACGAGAGTTATCCACAAATAGTTGATGCGCCGAATCATGCAACGCAGTCAGACTAACACGCTGCGCATGCTCACAAATGCATCGCGGGAGCTCGGGTTCAACTCCAATGTGGTCGATTTAGGCCGGGGGTGGGGGGTCACTTATTTCGGAGGGTTTTTGGACCCTGGTACCCCCAAATTCCGCGCCTCTAAAATGATCGAGGCTATCCGAGGGTCACCGAGCCTAATTTTCTACGATTGACTTAACGCAGTGCTCCAAGATAAACATACGCCATGAAACGCTACCCCACCGAACATCCAGAAATCGCAACCCTTCTAGCAGTCCTCCTTTTGCCTCTCTTGCTGGCGTACGCAATAATTCGTGGGGCCGGTGTGGTCGCACGAAAATTAATTTGTCTTTACCTTTAAACTCCCTCACACTAATACCGATATCAATGGGGTAGGCTTGATCACCTACTTTTAAAAAACCTTTAAAGGAGATAACTAAATGAAATTTGTTTTGCCACTGCTAATGCTCTTGTGCGTGAGCATCACGTCCTACGCGCAAACAGGAATTAATGCCAGCCCCTTCAAACCTGAAGAGGACAAGCGTTTTCGTAAATTAGAGCAAGAAGTAAAGGGTAAGTTCTTTTGGGATTTTACAGTTCAAGGGGGCTCAACGGCGGCTGCCATAAATTTAAGGCCCTATTATTCAGCCGGACAACTGCCAGCAAATGCTATAATCACAAGAAGCTATATGGTGGCAAATACTGGCGTCACAGGCTCTGGCGCTCAATTTGCCCTTGCTTGCGGATCAGCTAATATTTTAAGTGCTACTGTAGGGACAGCTCTTTCCACGCAATACGCACTTTTAGATGGGCTTCAGACCGGAGCTTCCACTGCTATGAGTAAGGTCGGCACTTCTCAGTGTACACCGACAATTACCTGGAGCACGGGTGCCGCAACCGCTGGGCGAATTGATGTTTATCTTGATTACATCAAACCCGCAGATATCAACGGACAATAAGAATCGCGCTAGGGCTAAACTCCAAGGTCACGGGGTGCCCTTTTCGGCTTCGGGTTGAGCCGACTTTCCGCGAGTGATCGGGTTAATGTTTGGGGGTCCCTCGTCCACGGGGGACCCTTTTTTAACTTGCGGGGAATCCTTGAGGCCGATATATAATTTTTATGAGACAATCGATGGCTGATGACACACTACTTGAGACAAAAGCTGATCCTACTAAGGAGACCACTCCCACCTTTACCTGTCGGAATAATCAAACAGGCCTTCTTGAAGTACGCCACGCCCTAACAGGTGATTTGCTTGGTGTCCAAAAAAGCATGGATACCAATATTCTCTACGCAAAAGAAAAAATGGCCACGATGGTTAAGGTCAACGGGCGAGAGCTTCTCCTTGAACCCGGGGTCACAGCCGACATGGTCGATCAGCGAAGGCTTCGCCAGTGGGTCTATTCTGAAGTTATTGGCGAGACCATTTGCCAAATGATCATTGAGGGGTGGGCCATTCATAAAATATGCAAAGAACCGGGCTTCCCCACTATTAGTATTCTATCAACCTGGAGACGAGAGAATTCATCCTTTGAAGAGATGATACGACAAGCCTTTAGAGAACGCGGTGAGTATCATAGAGATAAAGTTTTAGAAATTGCAGAAAAAAATGAAGACGCTGCCACTGATGAAATTGGGGGCGCAAAGCTTGCTATTGATTCTCATAAGTGGCTAGCTCAAACCGATAACCACGAACGCTTCGGCCTCAAAACAAAGGTGGACCTAGACGCTAAAATCACAGCGCGTTTTGTAATTGACACAGGGATCAGACGGCCTGAAGATCCTGGCTATCAAAAAGATCAAACAAGGATTGCCCAAGATAATCAGAAACCAGTTTTAGAGATCGTAAAAGGGGAAGAAAAGAAATGAAGCCTTATATCGGAATGATTGTGCATTTTAACGAAATCGCACAGAAAAAACCTTGGCCAGCAATTATTATTGCAATCCATGAAGATGAAGCTAGTGCACTTAAGGGTTTAGTCGATGTGCACGTTTTCTCCACAATCTCTGGAGGAATCCACATCGCTCGAAAAATTGAGCATTCAGATAAACCAAAAGAAAAAGAGCAAACCTGGAGTGTGATCCCTCACCAAAAAGAAGAGGTAAACCAAAAACCAGCTCAACCGGATAAATTTGCAAGTCATAAGGGGAATAAATAATGGACCAATGCAAAGTTTGTTTAAAAGAAATTAAGTACTGCTCATGCGCACATCACCATGTGCCACATAAAAAAGGGGCCATCCCCCTAGAAGTAGCGCCCACAAAGGCTCCCGAGGCAGACGTTTCAGGCTCATCAGGCCCCGTTGCCAATGAATCAGACGTTGAGGCTTTGAGTGAGAAACCAAAAGCTACAAAAAATCGCAAAGGTTTTGGCCGAAAATAAGTGGAAGGCCTCACTGAAGTTATAAAGACGGGCTACTACCCAAGAGCCTACCAAGAAGCTTTGCACCAAGCTTTGAAGAGATTCAATGTCATCGTCTGCCACCGGCGTTTTGGTAAAACTATTTTTTCTTTAAATGAGATGATCGACAAGGGTCTAAGAAACACTTTAAAAAATCCACAGTACGCCTACATTGCCCCAAACTACGGGCAAGCAAAGCGCGTGGCGTGGGAGCCCTTAAAAGAATATATCAAGCATTTGCCGGGGGTGACGATCAATGAGGCTGAGCTTCGCGTGGATGTGCCTCGTGGTGATCCTTATAATGATAGGGTTAGGTTCTTACTTCTTGGTGCAGAGAATCCCGGGTCCGTACGTGGGATTTATCTTGATGGTGTTATTCTTGACGAGTTTGCAGAGTGTGATCCCATAATATGGGCCCAAGTCGTGCGCCCGGCGTTGTCTGATCGCCTGGGGTGGGCAATTTTCATTGGAACCCCCAAGGGTGAAAATCATTTCTACGATATCCTACAGGTCGCTAAAAAATCAGCCGATCATTGGTTTAATGTCATCTACAAAGCTTCAGAGACAGGTATTATTAATGAGACAGAACTCATGCTCGCCAAAAAAGAAATGTCCGAAGAAGAATTCAATCAAGAGTTTGAGTGCTCATTCACGGCAGCACTTACCGGGGCTTATTACGGGAAACTCCTCGAAGATGCGGAAAAAGATGGCAGAGTTTGTAGCGTGCCTTACGATCCTGCTTGCGGTGTTGTCACTTACTGGGATCTCGGTGTTGGTGATACAACTGTTATTTGGTTTGTTCAACAAGTAGGCCGTGCTTTCCATGTGATCGATTACTACGAAATGTCAGGAATGGGTTTAGACCACTACTATGAAATTTTAAGTAAGAAGTCTTATTCCTATGAGGAGCATGTGCTCCCCCATGACGCCAATGCCCGAGACCTTAGCTCAGGCAGATCTAGAGTTCAAAATTTAAGAGACCTTGGGATGACTCGGATTAGGGTTTTAGAGCGTGAGAACATTGAAGACGGGATTAACGCTTGCAGACTCCTACTTCCCAGGACATACTTTGATAGTGTGAAGTGTGCTAGGGGCCTAAGTGCTCTTAAAAACTACCAAAGAAAATGGGACTCTAAAAACAAAATTTTCTCGGATGCCCCACTTCATAATTGGGCGTCAAATGGTGCCGATGGATTTAGAACCTTCGGTATGGGTTGCCGCGATGAAGTTAGACGGCCTAGGAATAAAGACTTGCCAAGATCGGCTGAGAGCTATAACCCATTCGGGGGGGAAGACCAATAAATGGGAGGCGGGGGACCAAGTACAATTTTACCACAAGGTAAGATTGATTCAGTAAATGGATATAATTCCCAAACAGCCTCTACCCGGCAATCCATTATTGATGACACATCTATTGATTCTGTTTCTAAGCAAGAACTCTTAAATATGCTCCAATATTCAAATGGTATCGACCCTGCCCACACAGGCGATGATACCGCAGATCAAATTGCAAATGTAAGTGCTCAGCTAGCTACTGATGAAGGTTCTGATCCTCTTTATGTAGGCCGCAGGAATAATGAAGACCAAATAAACGCTATGATCGCTCAACCAGGCCAACTTCAAACAAATTTAACAGACAATAATTCAACCCCCATGGGGACACCCACACTACTAACCTCAAGTGCAAACGCTGCGGCGTCTTCATCTCAAGGTCCAACCGCGCCCTCAGGAGGGAAAAATGGCTAAGCAATCAAAGAGTAAAATAAAATTTAATTACCCATCAAAGATTGCTTCGACTGAAATTGTTGGGGCCTTTAATGAATTAAAATCTCTAAGATTTGTCTGGGATGCTCACTGGCGTGAAATTGCTGATTTTCATATTCCAAGAAAAAATGATATTTTGCGCCAACAAATTCCAGGCTCAAAAAAGGCGCTCGACCTATACGACAACACAGCGATGCATTCTTCAGAATTACTCACCTCGGCCCTTCATGGACTTCTAACAAATCCCGCGGCTTATTTCTTTGATTATACCTCTGGGGATCCTGAGATAGATTACGACGATGATTGCAGGGCTTGGATGCAAGATGCCATGCGAAAAACCCACGACGTTTTAAATGATTCAAATTTTCAAACCCAAATCCATGAAGTCTATACTGATATTGTAAACTTTGGCACAGGGCCCATGACTATTGAAGAGGACTCACGCTATGTTGTGAGATTTAAATCCTGGGCTGTAAAGAATGTTTATTTAGATGAAGACCCCCAAGGGGAAATTAATCGCGTTTATAGATATTTCAAATGGAACGCGGATAAGATTGTAAAACGATTTGGTATAGAGAATGTTTCAAAGGTAGTTTTAAAATCTTTTGAAGACCGCGATATAAATACGATGTTTGAAATAATTCATGCGGTTTACCCAAAAGATGAAGAGTCAAATGACCTTCATAATTTCCTCTCTCAATATGTGGAACTTGAAACCAGAAAAGAATTAGATGTTGGGGGCTTTAATGAATTCCCCTACATCACCCCCCGCTGGAATAAAATAGATGAGGAGATGTACGGCAGATCTCCCGCAATGACATCATTACCAGAGGCAAAGACAATTAATGAGATGACAAAGACCACTCTCATTGCTGCTCAAAAAGTAATTGATCCACCTCTTATGATTCCTGATGATGGCTTTATTATGCCGATTAAAACAAAGCCCGGAGGATTCAATTATTACCGCCCGGGCACTGATCCTATTAAGCCAATTTTTAATCAAGATATCAGACTTGACCTGTCGGACACGGAAAGAGAAGCCACCCGAAAAAGAATCAGAGAAGCTTTCTACGTGGATCAACTAAGCCTAGGGACCAATAACCCTCAGATGACGGCGACTGAAGTCAATGCCAGGCAAGAACAAGCCATGACCCTACTTGGCCCAATGTTGGGTCGCCTTCAATCTGAGCTTTTACAGCCCATGATTTTAAGGGTTTTTAATATTATGATGAGACGAGGTATGTTTAAGCCCGTTCCATTAAAGCTTAAAAAACACAGCCGCATCGTGGTGCAATATTCAAGTTTAATTGCCAAAGCCCAAAGACAAGTTGATATCAAAGCCATCCAAAAATATTTAGATGTTCTAACTCCCTTTACAAATGCCGACCCCACTGTGATGGATAATCTTGACGGGGACATAGCGGCTAGGTTACTTCTCAAACTTACTGGGGCACCTCAAGAGATTATTAAAGATCAAAATGATGTTAAGCAAATTCGCGATGCAAGAGCAAAGGCACAAGCTAAGCAAGCTCAGCAACAAGATCAGCAACATCAAGCAGAGGTTGCAAGTAAAGCTTTACCTGCGATGGCTACAGCACAACAAGCCCAACAAAAAATGATGGGTGGAATTAAAGGACCTGCAAGTGCCTAAGTTAAGTTTTGGAAAGAATAAAGATGTAAAGCGTGAGCAAGTTAAAAAAGTCACCATTTACCATGACACCTTTAAGCATACAGCCAATGGAAGGGCAGTTTTAAAAGATATGATGGGGGCACACTTCATGCTCCAAAGTTCTTTTGATCCTAATCCCTACGAGATGGCCAGACGCGAAGGTGAGAGAAATGTAATTTTAAGAATCTTATCGATTCTAGAGACCTCAGCAAGTGAGCTGAGAAAATTAATGGAAGAGAGAGAATATGATGAATAGAAAGTTTTTTGTAATGGCCGAAGCAGGCACTGAAGGTACCGGCGCCGGTGGAACTGCAATTAATAACCCGCCCCCAATTGCCGCTCCAGATGTTGACGCAAAGGGTGGAGATGATGCCGCAGCCTTGGCTGCAAAAGCTGCCGCTGCGAATGCACCCAAGGGTGATTTTGTATTACCTGAGAAGTGGTATGAGAAATTGCCTGATGATTTAAAGAATGAACCGACGTTAAGAAATTTCACTGACTTTAATCATTTAGTTAAATCTTTGGTGCATGCTCAAAAAGCTATTGGAGCTGATAAACTCGTTAAGCCCTCTAAGCATGCTACCGATGCTGACATCAAGGAATTCTATAAAGCCTCAGGGTTGCTTCCTGAGAGCCTGGACAAATATGATGTTAAACCACCTCCGATTTTTGAGAAAGACCAGGAAGGGTTTAATAAATTAAAAGCTGCCGCTTTCGAAGCTGATATCTCACCAAAGCAATTCCAAAAATTAGCCGACGCTTATGGTACAGACCTTGCCCAACAAATTGTTAAAAATCAAACCATGGCAAAAGAAGCTCAGGCAATAGGGATTAATGGACTAAAGGCTGAGTGGGGCAAAAAATACGATGAGAATTTACGGGCCGCGGGCCATGCCTTGAATAAATTTGGCGATGACTCTTTAAAGAAGATGTTAGACACCACAGGTCTTGGCAATCACCCCGCAATCTTAAAGGCCTTTGCTAAGATGGGAGAGAATTTAGTGGAGCACACAATTGATAAAGGTGGCGCTGGAAATCAGGAAAGAAACTTTACCCCTAAAGAAGCTGCCGCTAAATCGGCTGCCATTATGGGTAACCCCGCACATCCTTATTATTTGAAAGATCACCCTGGACATTTGGCAGCGGTCGAGGAGATGAAGGGTCTGTTTGAAATGCAGTATGTAGATGCTGGGGCTTGACTTTAGAGCCCTTTTTACCGAAGTATGATTATATAGGTTCACCGGAGATGGGCAATCGTCGCTGATCCATTGTTGAAGGTGTGACCATAAAATAGCGCGAATCCTCCAAAGAGGGCAATTCGACAAAGTTCAAATTTTGTAGTTTTGTCTATAACTTTTTTCGGAGGATGACTCATGTCTCAACAAATTACCACAGCGTTTGTAAAACAGTTTGGAAGTAATATCTACTTCCTTGCGCAACAAAAAGGATCACGACTTCGCGGCTCAGTTCGTAATGAGCAACAAGTCGGTGACGTTGCATTCTATGACCAAATCGGAGCAGTAAGTGCTGTTCTAAAAACCAGCCGTTATTCAAACACACCGCAAATCGATACACCACACGCTAGACGTATGGTTTCGATGAACGATTATGAATGGGCTGATTTGATCGACAAACAGGATAAAATTCGAATCCTCATTGATCCTCAATCTGCATACACACAGAGTGCTATGTGGGCCATGGGTCGATCGATGGATGACGTTATTATCTCCGCAGCCCTTGGAACCTCTTACACTGGCGTAAGTGGATCAACCTCTGTGACCTTGCCAGTTGCTCAGTACTACGCAGCTAATGACGGAACCCAGTTCACAAATTTAAACACCGTCACTCTTCGTGGAATAAAGCAAAAATTTGATGCAGCCGATATCGATGAAGCAATTCCTCGATACATTTGCTGCTCTTCATCCCAGATCCAAAACTTACTTGTTGAAACACAAGTAACAAGTGCCGATTTCAACACAGTCAAAGCACTGGTTGAAGGAAAAATCGACACGTTCATGGGGTTCAAATTCATTCGCTCTGAGCGATTAAATACCTTGGCTTCAGCTTCTTTCTCGGCTGATCCCACAACCGGTATTGTGACCGCAGGGTCCAATTTCACAAACTACACCACATGCCGCCAAGTAATTGCTTGGGCACAAGATGGAATACTCTTGAGCACTGGTATGGATGTATTTGCTCGCATTGATGAGCGCGCTGATAAGTCTTACAGCACTCAAGTTTACGCAGCAATGTCACTCGGTGCGACCCGAATGGAAGAAGTGAAAGTCGTCGCAGCTCTCTGTAAAGAAAGCTAAGAATTATTTTAATAGCGGTGGGGTGTATTAAAATACATCCCACTTTTTCTAGAAAATTTTAAAAGGAGATTTGAAAATGGCTCAGTTATATGGTGTGAATGCGACTCTGGGACAAAATAGTAACCCAGTCGTAAAAGTACCTCCCGGTCAAGGTGGGGGAATGCTCCGAGTAATGTTTGACAGCTACGCCTACGGGGCTGGTGGATCAACTACTGCGGATATTATTAACCTCGGTAATCCACTTCCTCCCGGAGCTTTAATCCTTGACGTTATAGTAAATCATAACGCCTGGGGTGGATCTGGAGCGATCAACCTCGGATATGTGGTCAGCACAGGAGACACTGATGCAGCTTCTGCTACAGCATTCTTCTCAGCTCTCAGCATGGCCTCCGCTGCGACTGTTAGACTGACTGACACAACCTACAACGCTGCTACAGGGTTGTATAAATTGTTTAGCTCTGCCCCTGCCGCTGCTTCGAATCAATTAGCTCCTCAGATTCAAGTTCAAGCTGTGGTTTCCACCGGCGGTGCTGCTCAAGCAAGTACCCTCGCAGTGGCTGTTTATTATTTAACGTACTAAGAATCGTAGGGCACGCCTTCGGGCGTGTCCCTTTTTTTGAAGGGGTGAAAATTTGACCGGCATAAATTCCGAAACGGACTTGTGTAATTCTGCGCTCATAAAACTTGGCGCAGATCCCATCACAGAATTAGGCGTTGATACATCTAAACAAGGTGTGCTTTGCTCAAATCGTTACCCCTACATTCGTGACGAAGTTTTAACAAATCATCCATGGAATTTTGCTAAAAAAAGAGCCTCCCTTGCTCCAAGTGCAACGACACCTTTTAATTACAAATATACTTACGGCTTTCAAGTCCCCAATGATCTTTTAAAACTCTTAGGAAATGATCTCGATGAAGATGACTCTTGGGTTTACGAGGGTGGCTATATTTGTTGTTATGCCACAACACTAAACATACTTTATATATTTCAACAAACCGACACCACAAGATATGACGCCTTGGCAGCTAGTGCCATCGCCTGGAGATTAGCCGCAGAATTGGCATACCCTCTAGTTCAATCCACAACGCTCGCTAAAACTTGTATGGATGCTTACTTAGCCACAATGAAAGATGCACGCAGCAAAAACGCTCAAGAGAGAGGATCCCTTCAGCAAGTGGTGGCAGATTCTTGGTCGCAAGCTAGGGTCTCAGGTGGCCTTGACAATGGATTTGGCCAGGGTGATGACCCTTCAAAATTATAGGATATAATGGGACGTTTTAACGCACTAGAAAGTTGTTTTAGCCTCGGCGAAGTTTCGCCTAAAATGTTGGGAAGGTCTGACCTTAAAGATCAGTACGCCCAAATGTGCCAAGAGGTTACAAACTTTATAATTCATAAACAAGGTGGCGGCTCTCGTCGCCCTGGGACTCAATATCAATTATCCTCTATAAACGGAATTAATTTACCTGCGGGTAAGACTAAAATGATCCCGTTTATTATTTCTAAAACTTTAAAGTTCATGGTTTACATTTTCCCCAATGACATAGGAATTAATAATCTTGGCATAGCGGTTCATAACCCCCAAACAGGGCAGGTGATTTACACGCCCTTTAATGCCAACACCACAAGTGATTGCAGGGCCCCCGCTCCATTTATTACTTTCCCAGGTATGTCCTCGTATAATAGTGTCGCTGATTTTCAGCAAATTTCTTATTCATCAAGCGGTGATATCTTAATAATTTGCGCTGGAGGATACCCTCCAATTTATTTGGCGTATGGGACTTTTATAGGGGCGGGCAGTGTTAATTTTATTCTGTTTGATATTTGGACCTCTAGATCCATCATCCCCTTAACTCAGCAAGCAAGCTACGCTGCGGGTACTACAGGGGCCTACAACCCCGGTGGATACTCCGCAAACCCACCATCTTTTGCAAGTAGGCCAACACCTATTAATCCATGGGAGATTACACCCTTTACTTTTTCAAACTTTTTCCCCTGGCAGACTTTTCATATTGGCACAGGATACGGAACCGTTGGGGCCACAAAGGTTGATCTTGATTTTGACGGGCCTGGAACCGCTGGCGTGAATGCTGATATGCCCTTTAGCATTTATGACCCAAACACAAAAGCGAGAACCGGAAGTAATGGGCTAATAAGTTTTAATGGGTGCCTTGGGAATTTAATCAGAATAGACACCAATGGTACCACTGGCATTGGAATCATTGACTCCGTTGCTGGCGGCTCTACTGGGCAACCCACTGTTACAATTCTAAAAGCCTTCGGGGATCAAACACCCACTGTTATGTATATGTCCACTTGGTGCACTTATGGGTGGCCAAAACTCTGCTCTTTTTATCAGCAAAGATTGGTGTTAGCAAATTCCGATACCTTTGATGATACTCTTTGGGGCTCTGAGCAAGGTAATATCACCATGTTTAGGCTCCAAAAAAATATTGAAGATTCAACATTCGCCACCATATCAAACGATATGCCCTTTCAATTTGCCCTTGCTCAAACTGAAGACGATGAACTTAAATGGATGACCTCTGATCGGGATTTCATGATTGGCACTTCAGGTGGAGAGTGGCTCTGCTCAGGCACTGATCCAACACAAAGCTTAGGCCCCCTTAATGTGGGGATTTATTTGCAAACTGCCTATGGCGGGGAAAGAGTCCCTCCGGTTAGAAGTGAAAGTAATGTTCATTTTGTTTGTAGGGGTGGGACAAAAATCCGGGAGATAGTTTATGACTTCAGAGAAAACCATCGCCTTGCTGACGATATTACTAATTATGCTGAGCACATCACTCAGCTTGGTTACAGCCAACGAGCTTCGATTCTACCCTCAGCGGTATTTCGCCTGGCGTATCAGGCTCTTGATAATAATATTACTTGGGCTATCGACAATAACGGCCTCCTATTTGCTCTTACAAGGGATCGTGCAACGGGCGTTATGGCCTGGCATAAGCATCCATTAGGAGGAGTTTCAGGAAACGTTTCCCAAATTTTTACTTTTGCAGGGCTTGCCGCTGGCGCCTCAGGCATGACGCCAAGTTCTTATTTTACTTTTTCAGACGGTAACGGCGTTAATCATTATGTTTGGGCTTATATCGGGGGTGTTGGTACTGACCCAGCAATCGCTGGAGCCACAGGACACAAGTGGACCCTCGCTGGAACTGAAACTACAGCTCAACTTGCAACGTCAATGATCACCCTCATTAACGGTATCGCAGGATTTACATCTTATTTAAATTTAAACGGGGTTCTTTTTAACGGCGGGCAATCTCAGTATCTAGCGGGTAATATAGTTTTTATTCAATGCACAGCCGCAGGTGCTACAACTCTCCCCGCTAATCCTTCAGGTGTAGCCATGGGCTATGTGGATTTAGTTACTCAAGGGGTTACGCGCTCTACAGAAACGCCGTTTGTTTTAGATATTTGCACGATGCCCTCAAATTACGGGGATAGTGATGAGGTGTGGCTTTTAGTGAATAGGTTTATAAATGGCGTAAGTACTGTATGCGTTGAAAAGATGGGTAAACCATATAGGTTTACATCAATGGCTAACACATCTTTAGTAGCTGATGACAAATTATTTTTAGCCGATTGCGCGGCTTTTCAAAGGTTATCTTCACCCGGCACAGTGTTTAACGGCTTTACTCAATTAAAAAATACTTTAGTGGATATCATAGCAGACGGTAATTATATCGCAGGCGTTACCGTTGACAGCACAGGAACCATCACTACACCCGGCACTCAAACTTACACCGAAGTCATCGCGGGTATTCCCTACAACGCCTATCTAAGACCAATGCCTATAGTGGCAGGGTCAATGATAGGATCTGGGGACTCAACGCTAAAAAGGATAGATCGGGTTATCGCAAGATTTTGGAGAACTGTCGCCGCAGGCTACGGGAAATTATCTACAAACCTTGTTCAATTTCCTTTTAGACCCCAGGGTGTTGCTAACGGTACTCCAACGCCAATGTTCACGGGTGTTATGAATAAGATGTACACCGACGATATAGAAAACGATGCCGATATTTTAATTGCGAGCACAGTTTCACTTCCCTGCACCATAACGTCCATGACCCTAAGAGGGCTTACGATGGATGGATAAATTATCGGTGTGGGAATATAAACTAGGGGATTCAAGAAAGTTTAAGCCCAAAGAGGGAATTTTTGATGCCACAGTCCACGATAATATAGAGAGAATTTTCGCTCTTGGGTCGGATAGGCAGTGGATGTTCACCATTGATTTAGAGGGAAAGCCGGTGGCTGTTATCGGTGGCACTCTGATTGCCGGAGGTGTTGCAGAGCTTTTCTCTATCATGGCTGATGAGGTCTATAAAAGACCGCTGGCATTTGCCCGGACCGTTGAAAGGTGCATGACTTATTGCCAAAAGAAGTTTAAATTTCATAGGTATCAAACGCTCGTAAAAACCGACGAGGTGGGGCTACATCGGTGGGCCAGGTTCTTAAAAATGGAACCTGAGGGAGTCTTAAGACAGCTCTACGATAAAAAAGATCACACAATGTATTCGAGGCTATACTAATGGCGGCAGGGGCAATAATAGGGGCAGTGGGAATGGGCGTATCAATGTATGCCCAATATCAAGATGGCCAAGATAAGGCCCAGGCTGCCGCGCGCGATGCTGCTAATAAGCAGCTCATGGCTCAAGAAACTTTAGATCGTGCCGCTGCCAATCGCCAAAGTTTAGAGCGAGGAATGGCTGAGACCGCAGGGAATCAATCAAGTCAATTCGCGGCAGGGAATGTTGCCGTAAGTAGTGGCTCACCACTTATGGTCATGGAGAATACTTACGCCTCTGCTCGTAGAAAAATTTATATGGATCAAGAAAATGCCAATTGGGAAGCCCAGCAAGATCTTATCTCAGGCGCTAATGAGACAACTTTGGCGGGTGAACAAGCTCAAGCTGGAGAAATAGGGGCCGCTGGGTCTCTACTAACAGGGGCAGGAAATATGGCCTCTAAGTGGTCAAGTAATACAAATACGAGTACAAACCCCATGGACGGAGCAACATACTTAGGCACCTATGCGGGCGGCGGTAATGCTGGCGTTCAGTTTGACGGATCGAATGCGGGGTAAGAGGGATAAATGGCACCACGAATAGAATTAGAAGATCAAACCCCTACTGAGAATACGCAAGTTCATGGCGCTGATATTCAGTTTCAACAATTTGGTGCGCAGTACAAAGCTGCCGCTCAAGCTGGAGAAGGAATAGAGGGCCTTGGTCTTCAGCTCATGAATAAAAGAAAAGAAGCAAACGATGCAAACTATGCGTTTAATTCTTCTTTTAAATACGCGCAAGACTACCAAAAAGAATCTGAAAATTTTCAGCAAAATTCTCCTCTAGGAATGGATGGCTATGCAGCCAACATGAGTAAATTCTCTACTGATTATTATGATCAGGTTATGAAGAATGCTCCGAGTGATGATGCTAGACGGATTTTTGATCAGTACGGCAGGCGTACCATGATGGATAACGCCATAGGCGCTGACAAGTTTGAATTCGTAGAGAAAGCAAAAAAGCAGCAAGCTGATATTTCTACCAATGGTGACGAGCTTTCCAAATCTTTAATGGATCACCCTGACTATAATACTTTCGCAGATCGCCTAAATATCTTAAAGGGGCAAATTAACGCTGGCGTAGGGACTGCTTACGAAAGCCAAGAGCAAGCAAACGCCGATACTAAAAAAGCTTCTAATCAAGCAGCCGTGGGCCTTATGGAAGGATTAATTTCTCAAGGTAGATACGGCGAAGGTTTAATGGTTTTAAAAGATGGTCAGCCTGTAGGCGATGCCATAGACCCCAAAGAAAAAGCCCATTACCTAGAGCACCTAAAGGGCTTAGTAAAAACAGACCAGGATACAAGGGTCTCAACGGCTATGAGCCAACTTGATGATGTCACTTATCAAGCGACCCATGGAAAGCGTGTAGACGCTGGATACGCAGCTCAAGCCGCCCAAACAATTCAAAATTCAAGAATGGACCCAGATAAAAAAGCAAGGGCCCTTGATGATCTTCACACAGCCCTAACCGTTGGTAACGACACTTCGCGCTTAGGTACCCTCCCAATGAGTGAGTGGTCAAAACTTCCCTCAGCAAATCCACAAAATTCAGATTGGAATTCTGCTAAGCGTGGAAAAATTCAAGACTCATTTAATGCTGTAGCTGAGAGCTTTGCTAAAGATCGTGAGAATGATCCTGTGCAAAGTGTCTTAGATAATTTTCCAGTGTTGGGGAATAAAGCCCAGCAAGCCCAAGGCGGCGATCCTGGAGTAATGCAAGATTATTTAGATCAAGTAGTGTCTAAACAAAAATACTTGCAAGTCCAAAATCCAAAAGTTTTATCAAACCAGCAAGCCCAGCAAATGGGGGATATGATTAATAAAGCCCCTAATCCTGAGGCCGCAGCGGCAGCTATCACTGGAATGCAGCAATCCTTTGGAAAATATTTTTCACAAGCCTTCAATGAACTAGCTGAGAAATCCTCTAAAGGTGGAGCAGGAGTTAATCCAAATTTAGCATTGGCAGCCTATATGCCCGATCAAGGATCAAGGCAGCGTGTAATTGAAAACGTCTTGAATGCTAAGAATATTACAGATCTTTATGAAGCAAGAACCACTGGAACAGACGTTAGCTTTCTTGAAGATGCTGTGAAGGGAAAAACAAAAACTATCACAGATATTTTAGACGCGGCAACGCCAGACGGCTCTAATGCTGCTCTTGGGAAATCTATTTCAAATCAAATAAATATAGAGGCTCAAAAGCTTTTAATTGATCCGGCGAATTCACAGCTAAGGCCAAGAGATGCCGCTGATCAAGCTTATAAAAATATTGTGGATCAAAATTTCTACACTCCCAAGGGGGGTGCCTCCACAGTACTCGTTCCAAAAACTTACACCACGGTGGATGGTCAAGGGAACCAAGCAAATTTACCAAATAATCCTGATTTAATAAAAGCTGCTCTTACCCACTACTCAACCCCTGAGGGGATAGCATCTTTAAATCCTAAGCTTGATGACAACATAGTAAAATCTTTTTATGGCGATAAGAGTGCGGCAAAAGAATACACCGTTAATGTTTTAAAGGATCACGCACGCTGGGTGAATACTCCTGATAATTCTGGCATTAGACTTGTGGCCCCTAACGGGGACCATATGGAGCCCATCCTAGATTCTAAGGGCAATAAAATTGATATGAAGTTTCAAGATATTTCAACAAGGCCCGATCCAAATGTACAGGGAGTGAATAAGCAACTCAAAGCTGGCTACATGGGAACGCCGAATGGATACTAGTGCAGACGCAGGGTCAATCTCACAGAATACTGACATAGTTGGGAGTAGCGACGGCTACTCTAAAATGATGAATACCCTAAAACCTAATTCTTCAGCCTTTGATGAAATGAAGGCTACAGCCGACGATACAGTCTCATCGATGATGACGGGATCTTTAGCCCGCATGTATATGATGAACCAGGCCCAAAAAAATGCGGAAGATCTTGGCTCCCAAAAATCAAGTGTTGAAGATCTCAATCGCCAGTATCCAGGGTTACCCAATCCCTTCAAAGAACCCACTGATCCTTTTACAGCGGGTGAAATAGCACGCCGTCAAGCTGAGAAAAAAGAATTAGAAGATACAATTTCAAACGGTCCCCAAGGACCCCTCTACGCTGCGGGAAGATTTGGTGCGGGCCTCCTTGCCCATGCAGGTGATCCCCTGGAGTTAGGGGCTGCAATGGCTACAGGTTTCGCTAGTGAGGCTGCCTTAGGGGCCACTGCCCTTGGTGCAAAGTTAGGAACGGGCGCAGTTCAACGCCTAGCTACGGGAGCAATTGAGGGCGCTGGAGCCACGGCTGCTATGGAGCCAGCAAACTGGATCGCTAATAAACAAGACAACACACCGAATTCTCTAAGTGGATCAGCGTTTAATATTTTACTTGGTGGATTAACTTACGGAGCGATCAAAGCAGGTGCTCCCATTATAGCATCATCACTTTCAAGAGGTGAGGGAAATCTAGTTGAAACTCTTAATCAACCTCAAGCTGATCAAGTGCATAACTATACGACCTCACTTCTTTCACAGGACAAAAATCCAGACCCAGGTCCATTGCTAAATGATTTCGCAAGAGAAAAAGCAGGAGAAGGACCAAAGGCTGATGAACCACCCTACGTATTTAAAAAGCAACTCGACATGGAAAAGATTGGCGAGGTGTGGTTTTATGTGCCTAAAGAATCAGTGGAAGCGTCTTTTAAAGACGGCGCAAGGCCCAAGCTTGGTGGAGATTTTGGCAGTGGTCTCTACGCTACTGATAACCCTAGCGTTGCCAACGGAGTTAGTGCGGCTAAAACTCTAGACACCCCGGGATCAGTTCATGGGGTATCCTTAGGGGATACCAATTTAATTAAAATGGATGAAGTGCCGACAGGTAAAGCATTCGATGCCCATAGTGATTTTCTCCAGAGTTTTAAAGATGTGAGTCCAGAGAATTTAACTCCAAGGGATGTCATCGAGAGTTTAAAAACTGGGATTGATAAAGGGGAAATTAAACCTGAAGTTTTGGAGAACTACTATAATAAACTCCAAAGTGCAGGCACCGATGGCCTCCACTACGAGGTATCTCAGACAGGTGGGGTTTCTCATGAGCCCTACAACGCAGCATATATCTTTGACCATGACTCAGATAAAATTATCCAGTCTGGCGTTATTGATTCTAATCCTGATAGAGTTCGTGAGCCCTCGCCGCAAGAAGTAAGTGATCTTGGAAAAAAATCTTTAAGCCACGAATCAGATCTCTGGCATGATCCAAAAGCTGAAGAAGAATTTCAGAAGCATCTAAATGAAGGAATTCCCACAGTAGATCAAACAACTTTTGAGGATAGATACAAAGAAGCCCGCCAAGAATTAGAGCACCAACTAAAGCAAGAACCTGATGCCGCTGCTCAAGCAAAATTAGACCACATCGATGAGGTCTCAAAGCGCGGCGCTCAAATGGAAAAATTGGCTAAGGCTACAATGGCGTGCTTTGGGAGAAGTGGATAATGGCAAATAATTGCTTTGAGGCTTTAAGAAAAGAATTGCCTGAAGAAATCACTGATAAAGATATTAAAGACTTCTTAAAAAATGCAGAAGATCTAAAAAACTCTGCGCCCAATTTTAGAACATTCAGGCAAATGATGATCGATAAAGTAAATCAAGAGCGCCAAAACCTTGCGATCTATAAGCAAAGAGTCATAGCTGATCAAGGAAAAATTCGCGAATCCATGGCTCGAATGACAAATCCTAAAAATTATAATGGCGATGCTTTGAAAGCTTTAGAAACAGAGGCCGATGGATCAAACAGTGCGTACTCTGAAAAAGCAAATCGATCTATGCTCTCTGAAGCTGAAGCAAATCGCCAGCAACTTGGTGTACCCTTTTTAAACGCACTAGAGAAAATTCCTGGGGCGAACGAAAAATTAGCGTCAAAGGAGATTGATTTAGATGTTAGAAAAGAATTGTACGAATTACGAGAGGGCGGAAGCCCAGGTTCTACAAAAAATCCTACAGCTATGGAGACAGCGAAAGTCTTCAAGGCCCTTCACGATAGAATTAGATCTCTCTCTGATGCCGCAGGGTACCCAATGGGTAACATCGACGGATATATGGGACCTCAGAGTCACGATCCTGCTAGAATAGCCCCCGATGGAATAGGTACTGTAAAAGCTAATGAGACGAAAGCTCAGTGGATAAAAAAAGCAGATCAAACTTTTGACATAAAAGGTGGCGAGACTCTCTCTAAAGAAGAGAAAATTTCGATTTTAAGTAAGATCCACGATGACATCGTAAACGGTCGCTATGGAAAAGAGGGCCTTGCTCCAGGAACAGGTGATGATTTCGTTTCAGGTTATGACCGTGGCATGGGGATGAAGCTTTCGGGCTCAAGAACTTTAGTGCCAAAATCTCCAGAACTTCTCTCAAGCTATTTAGAAAAATACGGCAAAGGTGGTTTACTTGACTCTGCTCTTGATCAAATTGATAACGAGTCTCGCCGCATTGCTAGGAACTCCCAATATGGCTCAACTCCGGGTGATACCTTTAAGGGGCTTATCACACGAATGCAAAAAGAGTTTCCAGAGCAAGCCGACAAATTAGAATCAGCAAGACCACAGCTCATGGATCGCTTTAATACTGCCGCAGGAATGGCAGAAAGACCTGGGGATAATAATTTAACAAAAGCCACCAATGCCGCAATGGCAGTGCAAACCATATCGAAGCTTTGGAAAGTCACCGTTAAAAAATTAAACGAGTGGCCCAATGCCATAAGCTTAGTTTCCACCTCTCAAGGCCGTGGGTATCTTGAAACTGCGGCAGAAATTACCAAACAATTTTTTACAATAGATAGGGGGGATATGAGTAAACTCATGCTCTCCTACGAGCCTAAAAAAATGTCTCTCATTGAAGAAATAAAACACGTCTTTCAAGGGGATGCGTCTCGTGAAAATTTAGTTGATCCCGTAACAGGCCAAGAATATCCCCAGCCTGGGATGCTTACGCGTGCCACAGCCCTCACGCAGAGATTAAACGGCATGAGAGCTGCGACCCAAAAAAACTTTAATACAACGGCTAAAACCGCAGCCCATTTTTGGGGCCTGGATGCTGGTACTACGTTTGAAAAATTAAATCCATCTCAGCAAGGAAATCTCACACGCTATTCAATCGATAAAGCAACGTGGGATGTCATCAGACAAGGCGTGGGAGAGTTTCCTGGGTCAAAGCTTAAAGCTATTTTAACTGAGAACATCACAAAAACTGATCCTAAAATAATTCAAGGTATCATCGATCAAAATAAGCTTGATACCACTCCTGAAAAATTCATGCTCCAAGCGCAGAATAAATATATCAACATGCTCCAATATCAAGCCCACACTGCGGTCTACCATTCAAACGTTGCCACACAAGTGGCATTGAAAAATTTCCCAGGATCAGTGACAAGCCCTAATTCTGCGGGTGGAAATCTAATGAAGCTTGCGACCCAATATAAATCGGTCATGTTTCAAATGGGCCACGCCGAAGCCACTATTTTAAAATCAAACCCCAACCTCACAGCTAACCCAAGTATTTGGCAAGCCATTAAGGGTGGAGCTACCGATGGCCATCTAATGACAAAAGTTATCCCCACAGCCCTGGCGAGCGCAGGTCTTTATGCCGCAGGCAAAGCGGGAATGAATAAACTCGAAGGAAAAGATGCGCCTAATTTTCACTCAATGGAATTTGCGAAAGAATCTCTAGCTAACTCCGGAGCCATCGGAATCATGTCAGATCCGGTTGCAGGCTACGCTGCAAAAAATGGTGAGAATGAAGTTAAGTGGGCTCTTGGCCCCACACTTGGCGAAGGGTACACCCTAGGAGACGCTGCTCTTAAATCACTCCAAGGTAGAGGAACGGCTAGATCTT